CGTTATGACCGCTTACTCTGCAGCAACTGAAAAGGCTGCAGGTTCCGCGATTGACGAAAGCGACCCCACCTACGGTTCACTGCTTCTGCAGATGAGCAAGCAGGGCTTCATCACCAAGCTCGCTAATGAGCTGATCACCGATGCAGGCTTCGACATCGAGGCAAACATTGCTGAGCAGGCTGGTAACGCTATTGGTACTCGCGCTAACGCTGTCATCCACGCTGCAGTTACTGCTGTTGCTGGCTCTGGTGTTACCGCTGGAACCACCAACGCAATCACCACTGATGAGCTGATTGACCTTCAGTTCTCTGTGGATGGTGCAGCTCGTATGCTCCCTGGTGCTGGTTACATGGTGAACAGCTCCACTCTGGGTGCTATCCGCAAGCTGAAAGATGGAAACGGCGCTTACATCCTCGATGTGGTTGCCGGTGGACCTTCCACCATCCTCGGTCTGCCTGTCTACGAGAACCCTGCAGTGGCTTCCATTGCAACTGGTGAGAAAGCTGTGTTCTTCGGACACTGGCCTTCTGTCAAGGTGAGCACCACTGGCCTGCAGGTTGCAGTGTCTCAGGATGCCTACTTTGCAAACGACATCACCGGCTACCGCTTCACCTACCGCCTCGGCGCTGGTGTTGCTAACGGTGCATCTCACATCAAGTACCTGGAGCTTGCATAAGCATCTAGCTACTAAGCAGAAACCCCTGCCATTCCTCGCGAGTGGTGGGGGTTTCCGCTATTGTGGGGGCATGGCTTTGGAGAAACTCAAAGGGGTTGTGTCCCTAGTAAGTAATAGTCCTGGTTTGGCTACAGGGTATGGTGTGCAGGCTGGTCTCCTGGTGGAGAAGATGAAACAGCATGGCTTGGATGTGGCGGTGCTGTCTAACTATGGCACTGAGGGTTACATTGGGAAGCACAGGACTAAGTATGGTGATGTGCCGGTCTACCCTAAAGGGCTGAAACCTTACAGTGATGATGTCATCAATCTGTGGCATGAGACTCACAGGGAGAACAATTTAGACCTGCCTCACTTCCTCCTCACTCTTTACGATGTGTGGGTGTATAAAGATTTGGAGACTGAGACACCTATTGTGTCCTGGGTTCCTCTCGATCATGTGACGATGCCTCCTATGGTGAAGCAGTTTCTGAAGCGTGACAATGTGACACCTATTGCTATGGCTCCTCATGGTCAGAGGCAGTTAGCGAGTGCAGGGTTTGATGCACCTTATGTTCCTCACATGGTGGACACTAATGTTTTCAAGCCCACACCTAAGTTTCGAGGTTTGCCCACTAGGGAGTTCATGGGTATCCCTGATGATGTGTTCCTGGTCACTGCTGTCCTAGCAAACAAGGCAAATTCTCTAATCCACCGCAAAGGCTATGCAGAATTATTTTTGAGTTTCGGTATTCACCTCAAATTACACCCTGACTCACACTTGTATATTCACGCTGACACTCTCCCTGTTGTGGGTGGCTTCCACTTGGTGCATCTGATGCAGTCCTGTGGTGTCCCTGCAAAAAATGTGACTTTCGCTAACAGAGATGAACTGAGGGTGGGTTACACAGATGCTGAGCTCGCTGCTATCTACACAGCTTCTGATGTTGTGTGGATGGCAACATATGGGGAAGGGTTTGGGGTTCCGATTATCGAGGCTCAAGCGTGTGGCACTAAGGTCATCGGATCTAACTGGGCTGCGACTGCTGACCTGGTTGCTGAGGATGGCATAAAGGTTTCCGGCCAACCATTTTGGGATGAGCCCCAAAAAAGCTTCTATCAAATCCCTATCCTCGCTGACCTTGTAAGAGCCCTTGAGGAGGCGTACAACGCCGATAGAGGCACTTCTAGTGTGGCTAGGTCATTTGCCCTGCAGTTCGATACTGAGACTGTCTGGAGCGATTATTGGCTACCGTTCCTCAAAGACTATCTGAGCAAAGCGTAGGCAGTCCTGGGCGGTAAACTAGGAGCTGGAGGTTTCTAGTGGCGATTACAGATGGGTACGCGACTCTTTCCGATGTGAAAGCAGCGCTCAGGATTACAGACAATGTGGATGACAGCCTGCTTGAGATAAGCATTGAGGCTGCCTCACGCGAGATTGACGGCTGGTGTGAGCGTGTGTTCACGAGCTCGACAGCTACACGCATTTACAGGCCCACAGATGTTTTCAGTGTGGATGTGGATGACCTGCAATCCATCACTACTCTCAAGACAGACTCTGATGGTGACGGTGTGTTTGATGTGACCTGGGAGACAACTGACTACCAGCTCAACCCTCTCAACGGTATCGCTGGCGGTATCAGCACCCCTTACACACAGGTACGCGCTATTGGGGAGTATCTGTTCCCCATTTATGAGCCACGCAATGTGAACGCTAATGAGGCTTCCATCCAGATCAATGGCGTGTGGGGTTGGGCTTCTATCCCTACAGCGGTGAAGCAGGCGTGCATCATTCTCTCGATGAGACAGTTCAAGCGTTACGACAGTCCTACTGGTGTGATGGGCTTTGGTGATTTGGGTGTGATGCGTGTGGGTCGCGTGGATCCTGATGTTGAGAAGCTCCTCATGCCCTTCAGGAAAATGGCTTTCGCGTGAGCATCTCAGATATTAGGGATGGGATTGCAACTAACCTTGCAACGATTAGTGGGCTGAGGACTAGCGCTGAGCTCCCTGACAACCCTTCCCCACCTATCGCTGTCGTACAGCTAAACAATGTGCAATACGATCAGGCTTTTCAGGGTGGGATGGTTATTTACACTTTCACTATTACTGTGATTGTGGGGCGCGTTTCTGAGCGCACTGCACAAACCAGGTTGAACGCTTACGCCTCCACAGGTGCTGGTGGTGTGAAGGCTGCCCTACAGTCAGATAAGACTCTGGGCGGTAACGCATTTGATGTTAGGTTGCAGGAGATGACTAACATTGGTGCGATAACATTAGGAGAGCAACAATACTTGGCAGCTGAGTTCAGTGCCATCGTTTACGCGGATTAGGAGAAACTGTGAAGTTCGCAGCTACTGATTTTGACATTAGCATTGCAGGCACTGACTTTAGTGACAGCATCGCTGCCCTTACATTAGATGTGTCTAGGGAAAGCCTCGAAATTACGGCCTTCGGAGACTCGGCAAGGCGGTATATAGGGGGCCTTCAGGACTCCAGCGTGACTATCTCTCTGCACCAGGATTTCGCCTCAGGCAGTGTAGACAGCACCATTTGGAGCAACCTGGGAGGCACTGTCGCTATCGTGGTGAAGCCCACTAGCGGTACAGTATCAGCCACTAACCCCAGCTACTCATTCAACGCGCTGGTTGTGCAGAGCACGCCTTTCGCAAGCAATGTGGGAGACCTGGCAACAATGGATGTTACCTGGCCTGTGGATGGTGCAATCACACGCGCTACTTCCTAAATTAGGGTAGTATCAGGAGCATGAACTTTACGCTCCTAATCACTTTCCTTGACGGTACTTCTACAGAGGTCACTGGCATTGCTGCTGACCTTGTGGCTTTCGAGGCAGAATACGATCTGTCTGTGTCACGCCTAAACCAGGACATGAAAATCACACACCTGTTGTGGCTTGGCTGGCATGTGCTGAAGCGCACTGGGGAAACCAAAGATGCGTTCCCTAAGTGGGTTGAGTCTGTGGAAGGCGTTGAGGCAGGCTCCCCAAAATAATCAAGGGGCTGGGGGATTCCTCAGCTCACTGGCTTATTGCACAGATTGCTGTGGAGACTGGTATCAGCCCACAGGATCTTGCTGACTTGCACCCTCGCATGTTGTTCACTATTCAGAAGGTGCTAGAGGCGAAGGCTAAAGCGAGCCAGAGACCGCGTAAGCGTAGGCGATAGAATAGAAGGCAGGATTGGAGTCTGCCTTGCTTTCTACTCAGATGCGCGTTGAGGGTATCTCTCAGCTGAATAACACCCTGAGGGATTTGGACCGTAAGGCTCTGAATAAGCTCAAGGGTGAGATGCGTAAGAGCATCAAACCTGTTGCCTCTGCTATCGCTAACGATGTGCCTGAGACTCCTCCTCTGTCTGGGATGAATCATAATGGTGTGACTAGGTGGACTGGTCAGGTGAAAACTTCTGTGCAGTTCACTCCTGGGCGTGCGAGGGGTGGGGCCTCTAGGGTTTTGGCAATGAAGTTCACTGGGGGCACTCGCGCTGGTGGCGGTATTGGTTTTGATTACGCTGAGCTTGCAGGATCCTCTAGGAGACCTGGCTCACGCTATTCCAAGGTTTATGATCGCGGTGGCTACCCTGGCCTGCAACACAGAATCAATGGTCAGGGGCAGGCGTTCAATCGTGGCATACGCGCTTACAAACCCATTAGGGGGCGCGGTGGCTACTTTGCTTACGATTCCGCTGTGAAAAAGTACCCCATCATTGAGGGTTTAGGTAAGCGTGCAATAGATAAGTTCATGGATGATGCCACCAGAGAGCTCAGAAGAATCAGAGGTGCAATGTAATGGCTATCTTTATCCCTCTAGTTACAAAGTTTGATGACAGAGGTTTGCAGGGTGCTCAGCGTGCGCTTGCTAATTTTCAGAACTTTGCTGTGGATGTTGGGCGCGTTGCTGCTGCAGCTATTACTGCTGTGGGTGTCGCTTCTGTGCGTGAGGCTGCACAGTTTGAGACGAGCTTATCTAAGATTCAGGGTTTGGTGGGTGTTAGCACTGATGAGATTATTGAGCTTGCTAACGCAGCCAGAGAACTAGGCCCTGCTTTTGGTGTTAGCGCTAATGAGGCAGCGGATGCGCTGTTCTTTATTACCTCGGCTGGTTTGCGTGGCGCTGGGGCTACAGAGGTTCTTGAGGCATCCCTGAAGGGTGCTGCTATTGGTTTGGGTGACACTAAGACCATTGCGGATCTTGCAACCTCAGCGGTGAACGCTTATGGTGAGGCTCAACTGGGTGGCGCTAAAGCGGTGGATGTTCTGGCTGAGGCTGTGCGACTTGGAAAGCTTGCACCTGAGGAGCTCGCAGGTTCTATGGGCATGGTGTTGCCTCTTGCTTCTAATCTTGGTGTGCGCTTCGATGAGGTGGGCGCTGCAATGGCTGGTATGTCAAAGACTGGTACTGATGCCAGCACTGCTGCGACACAGTTGAGGCAGATTCTTGCCACGATTGCGAAGCCTACCAATGAGGCTGATAA